GGTGCGCACGTGATCCTTGACGAAGCGCCGCAGGCCTTCCTCGTAGGCGAGCTTCTTCTCCGGAGTGAGATCGCCGGCGTCGACCCGGTCCTGCAACTCCTTGAACGGTCCACGGCCGATCGGGATGCCGCGCAGGTCCATCTCGAAGGACATCCCCTCGAGCTGCTCGTAGCGCTGGAGTCGACGCGCTGCGTTCACGATGTGGCGGAAGATGCCGAGCCCCTCGGGGCTGTCGCTGATCGCGTCATCCGTCGCGAGCACGATCCGGTTGCGCGGCAGGTAGATCTCCCGAAAGTCCTGCGGTGAGAGCTGCACGACGCCGGCGACTGTCCCGCTTTCGTCGAGGTCCCACTTCTCGATCGTCTGCTGCGGCCGCGGCTCGACGTCCAGAAATCCAATCATCCCGTCGTCGCGACGCTTCGAAGTCCACTCCTGGATGGAGAAGCCATGGAAGTTGAACATCGCCGCGCGCCTGACCACGCGATACCAGGGCGTTGTCATGTCGAGGAGCGCTTCCTCGACTCGCTCCGCCAGCTCGACCGCGCGGCCGCTCTTGTTGTCCTCCGCCGGCTCGGCGCGCCAGGAGGGCTTGCTGACCGTGTTCAGGAAGAGCCGCACGGCCGCACCAAGGATCGTCGTGTTGACGAGGATCTCGGAGAAGGTCTTGTAACGCTCGCGCCCAATCAGGCGCGCGTCCTTCTCGTTCTGGTGGATGTACCCGCCGTAGACGGCGGTTCCCCCTACTCCGATGCTCTTCGACGGACTCGTGCGCGCGGGGCGCAACAGGCTGAAGAAGGAATCGATGAAGCCGCGCGCCATCAGGTGAAGACCTCGGGGGCAACTCCAAGGCTACGGGTTCCCGCTCCGGTGAGAAACAGGTCCGTCAGCGCCCACACCAGCGCGTCGAGTCGGTCGGGGCTTTCCATTCCTGAAAGCGGCTCCCAGGTCACGAGCTGATCCTCGAGCTCTGGGAGCGGGCCAGCATGATGAATCCGCCCCTGCTCGTACAGGGCAGCGACCGGCTCCGCGCGCGCTGCCTTGCCGCGAGACGCGTGGACGATGCGAACTGGTACATTCGCGTCGACCGTATGGATGGTGTGCCGAACCATCTCGCCGCCCTGGTTTCCCTCGGCGACGATCCGGTCCGCTTCGAAGTGGCGAAGTGCCTCCACAGAGCGCAGCGCCCACTCCCCGGGCGCGAATCGCCCTGAGAGGTCCGCCAGGACGAAGCCCTTGCCGAGACGCGCCGACTGCCGGCCGGCGACGATGATCCCCGTCTCGTTCGACTCGGCCTTCGCGGTGATGGCTGGGTCTATTGCGACCACGATCCGCGAAATGTCGTCCGCCGGCTCGAGCACGCACTTTTCGAGCATCGAGCGCGTCCAGAGCGCACCCTCCGCCTCCTCGAGCATCTCTGCGTGGAGCTCTTGGCGACCGATTCGAGTGCCCTCATATTTCGCGATAATTGTGCTCAGGAACGCCGGCGCAAGGTTCGCTCGGTTGTCGTATGTCGAGCCCTTGGAGATCGTGGTGTTCTTGTCCTTGACGAGCTCGCGCAGGAGGCTGATAGGCTTCGGCGTCGTCGTGACCATCGTCCGCGGGCTCCGCCCGAGCCGCAGGCCGAACCTCGCGTTGTCCCAAGTCTCTCGCGCGTAGCGCCAGGTCGCGAGCTCGTCCGCCCACAACGTGTCGTGCTGCGGGCCGCGCAAGCGCTCGGGCTCGTCCGCCGAGTAGAGCGTCGCCATCGCGCCATTCGCCCACGTGACGCGCCGCTTGGACGGCTCGTAGAGCGGCCGCCCCATGAATTGGCCCGAGTGCGTGTGGTCCTTCTGCCAGCAGACCGCGAGCAGGCCCGACTCCCCCTCGACCATGACGTCGCGCGCGTCGCCGGCGGTGGGCGCGATCAGACCGAGACGACCGAAGCCCTGCTTGATGCGCTCGCGCATCCACTCAGCTCCGGAGCGTGTCTTGCCTGATCCTCGGCCGGCGAGGAACACCCACACGAGCCAGTCGCCTGGCGGCTCAAGCTGCGTCTCTCGCGCGCGAAAGCCCCAGTCCCACAACAAAGCCTCGGCCGCCTCCGGTGAGAGACGGCCGAGGATCTTCGAAAGGTCGGCCGGCGAAAGAGCAATCAGGTCCGCCAGCTTCGCTCGAGACAAGAACTACTCCGATCCGGGCGCAGCCTCTTCGGATTTGGGCACCGGGGCCTCGGCGGCAGGGACCGCGACAGCGGCTTCGGCGGGCACCTCGGCGCGCTTCTTCGCGAACTGCGCTTGCCGTTGCGCGCGCCGAGCACCTTCGGCCGCACTCGTCATGCGACCGTCACGGATGCCGTTGGTGAACGATTCGAGGAGCTTCTCCCCCGGACCGATCGCGGCCTCCATCCCCACACGAAACGGCAGCGGTGGGACGCTGGTCGATGGGGTCAAGAAGACGTAGGCATGCCCGCTCTTCGCGGAGAGCGTGACCGCGTACTTGTTGGCCTCTTCGATGGTCCTGTATCGGCTCATTGAATCTCGCTCCTCGATCTTCGTTCTACCGATGCGCGTGCACGCTACGCGGAGGGCTTGGCCTCCGGATCGTACTTCTTGCCGCTGCGGTACTCCGCGACGGTGGTTTCGCCCGGGGTCTCGGAGCCAGGCGAGGTGACCGAGCGCTGCAGGTCGACGCGGAACGGAGTCTTGCTGCCGTCGCCGGTGTCGAGCACGAAGCGGGGGCGCCCGTCCTTCGAGAGGATGGCGGCATTCTTGCCGGCATCCTCTGCTGTTGCGAACGGCCCAGCCGCTTTCGCAGCGCGAGCCTCAGCGGTTTCGGCCTCCCTCTTGCGCGTGGTCTCGACGCCGTTCGTGAATTCGGCGACGAGCTTCTCGCCGGGCTCTGGAGTTGCTGAAGCTCCGACGCGGAACGGCTTCTCCTTGAAATCCGGAGACGTCGAGGAGAAGACGTAGCGCGGAGATTGGCTCGACTTCGAAACGTCGGTCGCCGACTTGAAGGCGTCCGGTTGGTTTTGGAACCGATCTTGATCCATGGGACCCTCGCCTGTTCAGGGGTTGCTTGGTTGGCTGGTGCTGTGACTCGCTAGCTCTGGCCCTACGACTCGAGGACTTGCGTGCCGACCGTGAGCTCGACCGCGTCGAGCTCGACTTCCGCGACGGTGACCTCGAGCGTGTCCTCGCGCTGCTGACCGTCCTTGCGCGTCAGGCGCGCGGTGATCGTCGCGACGCCGGGGTTGCCGCTGCGCGCCCAGCGGTTCAGGTCGTTGCCGGTGTCCTCGTCTTCCTCGGTCGTGGTGACGTTCTCGTCCGAGGAGATCCACTCGATGCTCGCACCAACCGGAAGCTCGGTTGCCTGGACGCCGTTCTCGTCCTTGAAGGTGAGGCTCATCAGGACCTTCTGCCCGGTGTTCAGTCGTACTGTGCTCGCCATGGTCGTTTCGCTTTCTTGGTCCGAGGTCAGACCGCGGTTTCAGTTACAGGTTTTCCAACTCGAATCACAACCGATTCGATCTGGCTCTCAGGCGCTGGAGTGAGCACCGCTGCGATTCGGTTGAGCGCTCGAACAGCATTACGCAACTGCTTGCGCTGCCCTTCGAGGATGCACTCAACCCGCCGCATGTGTGCGCGCTGCTCGTCGGGAGTTACCTCCCAGTGATGACAATCCTGCTCCATCGCTCCAGGGAGCCTAGACCCGCCGACATCCCCGGTCAATCGGCAGAAATGCGGACCTACGGCTTCGGGCGTCGCCGCGGGCTCGAACGGCCATGGCCGTTCCCGTTCTGGGAGCCGTTCGAGCCCGGAGACCCATTGCTCTCCGAGGCTGCGTCGGATGCCTCCGCTACGGGGATCGCCTGCTGCCGCTCGACGAGTCGCATGAGCTCAGCGCGCGCATCGGTAAGCTCGATCGGGCCACCATCCGCTCCGATGTGCTCGTGCACGGAGGTCTCCTTCCACTGGGCACGCGTCTTGAGCCAGAAGATGCACGCGGTGACCGAGGCGGGACCGTTTCCGATGGCCTTCTTAAAGAGCGCCTCAGCGACCTTCGCGTTGGCCTCGATGGCTCCGGTATCTAGCTCGCTGCGGTAGTACTTGCGCAGCGTCGGCCCGGAGATCTTCATCACGCGGGAGATGTCGTCGGCCTTCGCGCCAAACCCGGTCATCGAGCGAACGTACGCTGCGCGCTCGGCGGTTCGTTTGTGTGCGGGCGTCGGCATCAGGTTGGCTTGGTGAACGGAAGCTCGTGGGTCATCTGTTCCATCTCGGGGTGCCGCGGAACGATGGCCCACGTGAAGCTCTCGTAGTACTTCCCCTCCTCGCGGCGCAGGAAGAATCGTAGCCCCCAGATCAGGAGATCGGGTGGCTCGGTGAACGGAGGGATGGTCTCCTTCGCCACGAAGCCACCGTCGCGGGTGAAGAGCTCGACGTCCATCAGGGCGGCTGGCAAAGCGTCTTGATCTCCTGCGCCGCCGCCTTCACGTCGTCGACGCCGAGGACGGCTTTCACGCCGTCCTTGTGCCGCTCGAGCCAGGCGTTCACAACACGGGGAGAGCGCGGGCCGATCTCGCCGATCTGCTTCTCGCAATCGATTCCGAGGTTGCACACCTCGACGGGCGGTGCCTCCTCGAGCAGGCGCAGCCGCTTCTCGATCCTGTCGAGCCTGTAGTGTGCGGAAGCGGAGTGGTTGGCGACACGGAGCGCCCGGTGAGAGCCCAGGAACGCGAGCACGTCCACGGACTCGTTCGCCGAGATCGCAATCGCAGCCTCGATCGCGCCGTAGTTCTGCTCCCCCGTATCCGTGTCGACTTCGGCAAGCATCGTCCGAAGGAACGCCTGTGCATGCTCGTCGGACGAGCAGTCCTGCGACACGACGATACGTGCGAACTCGCGGGCTTCGCGGAGCACGGCCAGGATGCGCCTGCCGCGCACAATCTGAGCGGCGCAGAGCTCGTCCACTGTTGGCTTGCCTTGTATCTCGCGGGCGTCGGTGGACCAGGTCATCTGCACCCAGATCACGCGCGGTGGCGAGAGCTCCTGCGGCCGCACGTGGTCGCGCGAGATCGCGAGCGGCGCGGGGATCACCTTCAGGAACGTGCGTCGGTCCATGATCAGGCTCCCGGGGCCTGCTGCGAGACGTCTACCTCGCGACGCACGCCGGCGTCGGGAAACGCCTCGATCATCGCGCGCACGGCGCAGTCCTTCGCCTCGAGCAACTTGCGCAGCGCGACAGTGCGTTCGGGGCCGCTCGGGATGGTGTCGCAGACATGGCGTGCAAGCTCGCCGAACGGCTTGCTTACCGCCTGCAGATGCGGGGGGGGCTGACCGAACTCGAACCAGCGGAGCAGTCGATCCATGAGCGGGCTTCCTTCGAAGGTCGGGTGGTTGTCGAACTTGTTCTTGCAGTCCTCGAGCGTTGGGTACATGTCGCCGTCCGGTTGGTGGTACCACGCGTGCTCAAAACGTGGCTCGCACGGCGGGCATCCCCAGATCGACATGCCGCCGTGGTCGTTCACGTGAACGCCGCGCTCAGTGAACGAGCACATTGGTAGCCGCGCCGATCAGAGAACTCCGTCCGACTCGAGAGCGGCCGCGGCTTCCGCCGCCTCCCGCCTCTTGGTCGCAGCCTCGGCCTTGCGGAGCATCGCCTGCTCGCCAGCGTAGGCGCTGGCGATCGGATGGATCTTGTCGCGAGCGATCCGCAGCACGTTGTACGCGTGAGTGATGCGCTTGTAGGTGACCTGCGGGTTCTCGGCACCCTCCACGAGTTTCTCGACGAAGGCCTCGGTGGCGAATGTGGCGGGGGTCTTCGGTTCGCTCATTTTACTGCTGCCTTTCGCGGCTTGGGTTTGCGCTGTCGCTCCTTCGCGACCGTCTCGAACGTGGCGCCCTCCAGGGTAGCAGCCCGACCGGAGTGGTTCTGCCAGCGACCGACGATCACGTCCACGTAGGCCGGGTCGATCTCGAGCCCAAGACACCGCCGGCCCTGGAGGTGGGCCGCGACGAGGGTCGTGCCCGATCCGAGGAAGGGGTCGAGGACGAGCGGCGCGTCGTGGTTCCGCATCGGCCGCCCCATGCACTCGAGCGGCTTCTGCGTCCCGTGCTTCGTTCGGTCCCCGTCGTCCGTGACGTCGATCGCCCAGACGGTCGACTGCTTGCGATCGCCGATCCAGTAGGCCTTCGACCCCTTGCGGATGGCGTACCAGCACGGCTCGTGCTGCCAGTGGTAGTCGCCGCGCGAGAGCGCAAAGCGACTCTTTGCCCAGATGATCTGCGCGCGGATCTCGAGATCGGCCGCGAAGAGATTCGCCGCCACCTCACCGCAGTGACGACCTGCGTGCCAGACGTATGCGACGTCGCCTTGGAAGAGGCGCCAGGTTGCCGTCCAGTCGACGCGATCGTCGTTTCGAACCTTGCCCACGCGCGCGGTCTTCGCGACGCCAGCCTCGTTCCGCCAGTTGGGTTCGTACTTCACGCCGTACGGTGGGTCGGTGACCATCAGGCGCGGGACCTCGCCATCAAGTACTCGCTCCATGTTGGCCGCGACGGTCGCATCCGCGCAGAGCACGCGATGCTCGCCGAGCACCCACAGGTCGCCCTCGCGCGCGATCGGGTTCTCGGGGAGATCGGGAACCTTGTCCGCGTCCTCCTCGAGCTCGTTGCCGTGCTGCAAGAGGCTCTTGATGTCGAGGTCGTCAAAGCCCGTGAGCGACAAGTCGAAGTTGAGCCCCGCAAGCTCGGCGAACTCGATCGCGAGCATGTCGCGGTCCCACCCAGCCTCGAGCGCGAGCTGGTTGTCGGCGATCACGTACGCGCGCCGCTGCGCTTCGGTCCAACCGCGCGCAACCATCGCAGGCACGCTCTCGATGCCGAGCTTCTGCGCCGCGAGGATGCGGCCGTGGTCGGCGATGATGCCGCCCTTCTCGTCGACGAGAACCGGATTCGTCCAGCCCCACTCCTGAATCGACGCAGCGATCTTCGCGACCTGCGCCTTGCTGTGCTTGCGCGCGTTGCGCGCGTACGGAACGAGATCCGCGACTCGCCGCATCTCGATTCGTTGCGCAGGCCATGCCTTCTTCGTCGTGGCCATCTAGCTACCTAGCCATCACGCGGTGTTCTGGGCAGTACCAGCCGGACGTCTTCCCCGTGAGGTCTCCCCAGCAATCGGAGCACCACCACCACTGGCAAGTCCAACACCACCAGGCTGCGTAATTGATCCGTCGCTTGCATCGCAGGCACGTCTTCACTCGTCACTCCCGGAAGACGTGTTTGTCGAGGATGCTGTCAAGCCAGTTCCGCTGCTTCTCGGTGAGCACCCTCTTCTGATCGAGCACCCAACGGCCAATCGAATACACGAACTCGAGCTCGCGTGGCGACAAGCCTTTCTGGATTTCGAGTGCCATGCGAACGTCGCGCGTGTCCTCCTCGAGATCCTCGATTCGCGCGCGTCGTGCGTCGTCGTCGTAGACGGGCATTGGGTTTTTCTAGGTGAAAGGATCAGAGAGTGACGATGTCGAGCCCTGCGATCATCTTGTTGCCACGCTCGAACGCCGTCCGTGCTCGCTCGCGAGTTGGCGGTTCGGTCGTGCGCATCGGACTTCCCTCCGGCGGATCGGGCGTCTCCTCTTCGTGGTTTGCGAACAAGCGAAGCGCGTCGGCGCACGTGCCGGCGAAGTCGTCCGGCAACCGAAAGTATCCGTGGACGAAGAGGGCTTTCATGTCAGTCGAGGAGGTACAGCGCGACCAGCGCACCGGGTTTGCTTTCGTGCGAACAGTAGACCTTGCGCGTGAGAAGCGCCACCACCTGGGCGTCGTCGAACCAGGCGATCGGATCGGCGCCCTTCGGCCAACCGCCAAGCGCATCGAGGACGGCCTTCCCGAGGTTGTCCGGGTCGGGCTTGCCAGTCGGGTGCTTTGGTGCGTCGGCGCGGAGCTCGGTCCGGCTCCTCCACTGGCCGACGGGTCGGGGGAGCTCGAAGGTCATTAGAGCGAGCACGGGAGCGCGCTCGGCGAAGATCGGCACGCGCGGTGGGGTGGGGATCCCAAGCTGCGCGAGGGCTGCCTTGCGCACGGCCTTCTTCCAGGGGGTCGCTCGAGCATCGCGGTGCATGCTGATCTTGCCGCCGGCGCGCGAGGGGTGCGGCCGCGGCTCGCCGACGGGGTCGCCCTCGACGTGGAACTCGAAGGGACCGCAACTGCTCAATGGCACCCAGTTGAGCAGCCGCATCCGCATCGCCTGGTGGACAGTTGCCGCCTCGAATCCGACGCGGAACTGCTCCGGATTCGCCTCACCACTGACTGCATCGAAGAGTGCCTGCTTACACGGCTGGCAGAGCCCACAGGGGGCGTCGAGATAGGTCCTCGTGCGACAGTGCGTGCACTGGCCGGGGATGTCGAAGCGGCTCACGGGCGTGGCCTTTCGTCGAAGAGCCCAAGCTGGGGGCGCTCGAAAATCGAGAGCGCGCGGATGCGGTATCCGCAGCCCTGGGTGATGCCAAAGACGCGCACCAGGCGGCAGCCGCGCGGAGGATTCGGCACGAGGAAGTGGACGAACCCGATGCGGCCACCTGGGCGCACCACGCGAGCGGCTTCGCGCAGGAGGTGGGCCGGGCGTGGGTAGCCGGTGCCGTAGAGGTCGCGGGCGTACTCGACTGACCAGGGCGGGTCGATGAGCACGCCAGCGAAGCACGCGTCGCGAAAGGGGAGCGCGCGAGCGTCTCCCACGACGTCGGGCCGGGCCTCGATGCGCAGATCGAGCCGTACCCCGCCTACGGACGCGTCGAGAGCGCCCGAGCACGCGTGCAGGACCTCGCTGCGCTTTGCCCTGAGCTCGCGGAGGCAGAACTCGAGAAATCCGCGTGGGAAAGTGCCCCAGATCGGCACTGGCTCGGGGTGGACGTGGTGCCAAGCCCAGAGCCTTCCACGCTTGGGATCGGCCTGCTGATCACGCGCCCGGCTGTGGCGGGGGAGCCCGGTGCCCGGTGCTCGCTTGTCCGCTGGCACGGAGAGCGGTTTCGACTCGTCGTTCGATCGCTTGCCGTTCGAGCGGCTCACGGAAGCACCTTGAGTGGCCACTGCAGGGTGAACTCGCCGCGATCGCGGGGCTTGCCGCCACTTGCGACAGAGCCGCCGTCCTGGGTGTTGCCGAGCAGCACAGCGGAGTAGGGATCGGGGCTCTTGTGCATGGCGTGCCAGTACTTCACCGCGCGCCGCCCGTCGCCGCCGAACGCGTCCACGAGGGCGTCGAACTCGGCTGTGCACGCGTCGACCATGCCGCGGACCCGCTCGCGGTGCTTGTCCCAGCACGGGGCACGCAGGGGGCACTCGCTCGAGCAGTAGATCTCCCCGCTCTTGAAGCGCTTCCCCCGGGCCAGGGCCCACCCACCGCCGAAGCCGAAGTAGCCCAGGCAGTGGAGCTGCTCCTCGATCTGGACGGCCTTCACGGGCGCACCGTCCGGCGGGCGCGCCGCGAGGACCGGAGGGGCGTGGTAGGCGCCCGCGCGCAACCGGCGCGAGCCCAGCGCGCGTGGCGGGCAACGGCGCGCCGCGGGCGACGTTCCACGTGGAACGGACCCCCCAGTGGGGGACGAGGGGGACGGCAGGGGGACGGCCCGTCCCCCACTATTTTCGGCCTCCTTGGGCCCGAGAAGGCCGATTTTCGAAGAAAAGGGGACAGGGGGACAAAACTGGGGCCCCCTGTTAAATCACACCACCCCTCCCTCGTACGCGTATTAATCATCATCATCCTTTTCCTTATTATTATACTAACGATATAAGGCAATCGGCGGTGTTGGGGTCAGGAATGGGGGGTGGGGTTAAAAATGAGGGGGCCGATTTCCGTCCCCCTGTCCCCCGTTTCGTTAGGTGTCTGTTCAGCATCTGTTCGGTTCTGTTAGGTTTTTGACGTTTCGTGAACAATCTTGTCCGTGACCGCGGTGTGACCGCGGACGGCGCGCGCCGGTCACGGCCAGGTCACGGTTCAGAGCCCCATCCGTCCGAGGGTTCGGCCGAGCTCGGCCTCAGCCGCTCTGTGTTGCGCCAGGTGCGCTCGGAGCTCGGGATGCGCCAGGTACTGCCGAGCGGACGGGGGCCCGTTCTGGCGCGGTTCTGGGCGCCCCACGGGGCGCAGCCAGCCGGTGTCGACCAGGGCCGCGAGTGGGCCGTTCAGGTCATCGACGCGGCGAACGGGGGCGCTGTTGCCCCCCTTCAGGCCCTTGTAGACGGCCCCCCGGGAGAAGACCGTCCCGGCGAGCTCGCGCACGTCGAGCCAGGAGAGCACGCGCTCGGCCGCGAGGAGGTCTGGGTCGTCTCGTAGGGCAATGGCCACGAGGTCGTTGTGCGCGCGCAGGTAGGGCAGCCAGGCGAGCACGGCCTCCATGGTCTCCGGGCCGATCTGGAGCGAGCCCGGCTGCTCGTGCGCGAGCACGTGGAACAGGAGCGCGAGCCGCAGCGCCTTGCCGCGAAACTTCGCGTTCCAGGCCGAGAGGTAGCTCTCCGCGTCCTCCGAAGAACCCCCGCGCGCGTGATCGAGCTCGCCCTGCCCCCAGGTGACGAAGAGCTCGCGCGCCTCCTCGGAGAGCTGCACCTCGATCGGCTCGCTCGGGCGCGTGCCTCCGAGCAGCCGCAGGATGCTTGAGCGCCAGAAGCCGGCGAGGTCCTGGGGCAGGAGCCCCTCGCGCACGAACTCCTCGGGGAGCTCGGGGGGCACGATCACCGTCAGGAAGCGTGCGAGAAACCCCTTGGCGCCGGCCATCTCGTTCATGAAGAGCGGACCGAGCGCCTGCGGCTGCGTCGCCACAGCGATCGAGACGAGCGCGCGCTTCACGAAGCGACCCTTCGAGCGCGGGTTCAGTGCGTTGCCAATACGGCGCTCGTCGATCGTCTCGCCGCTGTAGGCCTTCAACCAAACATCGAGTCGCGGCGAGCGATTCGCGCCACCGAGCGCGTGGTCGAAGACTCCGCCCTCGGGGTCGGCTACGAGCGCGCGGCCGTGGTGCTCCTCCAGGAACTCGGCGAGCGCCTCGCTCGTGACGTCCGAGATCAGGAGCCGATCGGATTGCGGGCGCGTCGCGATCACGATCTCGCGCGCGAGCATGGCCTGCGTCAGACGCTCGTTCAGCGCCTCGCGAATCGTGTCGTCCTGCGAGGCGACGCGGGCCTTGCCCTGCATATCCTTCTCCGCGCCGCGCACGACGATGTCGGACACGCGCAGGCGTGCCTCGTACGCAGCCCGGTCGCGGTGCTCGTCGAGCGAGGCCTCGAACTCACGAAACGGCGCGATCAGCGGCGCGAACGCGAGCGACTTGCCCATCCCAGAGGGCATCGCGCAAACGAACCAGAGCGCCGCCGGCTCCTTCCACTGCGCGCGTGGAACGGAGACCTCGTACTTGCCGCCGATCGCACCCATGGCCATCGACGCAGAGATGACCGCGGGGAAGTCGGCCGGCATCTGAAACGTCCACGCGAGCGCCTTCACCCACTCGCGCAGCCACCACAGCCGCTCTGGGTAGGCGAAGTCGACGGGGAATGGCGGTGGAGAACTGCGACCCCAGATCCACTCCGGTTTCGTCCAGCCGATCGCTGTACCCGCGGAGAGCGCCGGAGGATTCTGGAGCGTCACGACGACGTGGCCGTTCCGCTGCTCCTCGATGTCTCCGATCCAACCGGCGTCCTTCGCGAAGTAGTAGAGCGTCGAGAGCTGCACCTCCTCGTCGCGCCGGCCGAACGATGCCCAGCGCCGGCGGAGCTCTTGCGTACCTGGGTAGACAGCGTGCTTTCCGTCGCCGCGCATGCGTGTCGCGCGCGAGCTCCACTCGTCCCAGAGCGAGAAGGCCTGGTCGCCTGCGTTCGTCGACTGCAGCGCCATCCCGATGCGGTACCAAGTCTCGTGGTCGCAGTCGGGCGAGATCGACGCGAGCGCCGATCGAATGGAGCGCACCTCGCGTGGTGGCAGCGCTCCCATCAGAATCGTGCTGGAGAGTGCGGCCGCGCGCGGGGGGGAGTCAGCTACAGAGCTCGACCGTTCTCCCAGTGCAAGCTCGAGCACCCAGTCGGGCGCGACCGCGGGGATCATCATACCCGGGTCGCGATCCTCGACCCACGCGTACGTCCCGCCCGAGACATGGCGCGAGGGCGGCACGATGATGTAACCGCCCTCGCCACGCACGTCGACGCCTGGAATGACGTCGATCTTGTTCCTGGGCTCGAGATCGGCGTTCCACGCGAAGATCAGGTGCCGCCCGCCAGAGCCCGTTACCTGCTCGACCGTCACGAGATCGCGAGAACCGGGGAGCGCGGCGAAGTTGGCAATCCCGTTCTCCTTCGTGTCGACGTCGACCACCCAGATCGAAGAGTCCGCGCCGGTTGCCACGCCGATGTTCGCCTCGGGATGTTTTGTCCACCACGCGCGGATCTGGTCCTCGTCGTCGGTCGCGTCCTTCAGCCCGTTCTTCGTGATGGGGTGCTTCGCTACGCTCTCGCAACCGGAGTTGCCGCACGTGCACTGGTCGACGTCAACGACGGAGTGCACAGGGAATACCTGCCAACCGAGCCCTGCGTAGAACAGGGCGTAGTCCCGCGCCTCTGCGTGCACCGGAGGATCGCTTGGCTCAGAAGCTAGCGATCAGTGCGTCCATCTCGGCGCGGCAGATCGCGAGATGCTGTGACGCTCGCGTGTTGCCGATGAGGTTCGTCTGCTCCAGGTAGTCGGCGGACTGCGGGGCCGCGCTCGAGTTGCCCATTCGGTAGAACTCCTCGACGTCGACGCCGCCCTGGAGCCGTCGAATCAGCTTGTAGAGACCGGGCGCGAGCGATACCTCCGGCAGTCGCAGGATGCGCACGTACGCGCGCTCGCGCGACGTGGCTGCCGCCGGAAAGCCGTTCTTCGTGAAGAGCTCGTGGAAGTGCGCCTTGCGTGCGTGCGTCGGAAGTCCAAGGCCTGGGTCCTGGAGCAGCGGCAGGAAGCTCACCGAGTCGCAGGGCTGCGCGCCGGCGACGGCGCTGTAGCTTCCGCCCATGATGTCGATGCACGTTCTCAGGAGGTCCACGTGCACGTCGACGAGCGCCTGGCTCGTGCGCGGCGCTCCGACGCAGAGCGGGCCCTGCACGAAGAGTGGAACGCGCACGCCCGGATCGTAGATCGATCCCTTCGCGCCGGTGTTCTGCTGGTAGTACGCGACGACCGGCTCGCCGTTGTCGTCGTAGAGCTCGGCCGCCCCCAGCATGATCCCCGGCTCGCACCCGTTGTCGCCCGTCGCAAGGATCATCGTGTTCGCGCGAATCGCCGGATCGAGTCCGTTGATCAGGTTCCCGAAGTCCTGGTCGAACGCCTCGCGCATGCCACCGTAGAGCGCCCACGCGAGCACCGCGTTCGTTTGTCCAGCGTCGAAGAGGTTGGTGTAGACCGGGCGCACCGAGTAGCCGGCCGGACGCGGATCGTGAAACGGCGCGTGCGGCTGGTGGAGACAGATGACGCAGACCCACGGCTGGTTCGCGGGATCGTTCATCCAAGCGAGCGCTTTCGCGATCTTCACCTTGTCCGCGTACTGCTCGGGGCCGTTGTAGAGCGTCGTCGTGAGGTCGCCCTTCTCGCGCCCGTACCATCCGCCGTTCTCTCCCTGCGCGCTCGGCACGCCGTAGGAGCCGCTCGCCAAGTTGCCGTCGTAGGGCTGGGGGGGCGAGCCGATCGAGCGCTGCACCGCAAACCAGTGGTCCCACCGACCGACGATATCGAGATGGGCCCAGCCCGAGGGAGGCTGGATCCAGCCGTTCGGGAGCGTCACGAGCTCGGCCACGTTCTTCGAATCGACGCTTGGATCGACCCCCATCAACGCGAGGTGCCACTTGCCGAAGAAGGCCGAACGGTAGCCTGCGGCCGCGGCGAACTCGGCGAGCACGTACTCGCGCCTGGGAACGTAGCGCGGGTCGCCCTCGACCGCGACGTCGACGCCGAACTCGCACAGGCCATCGCCGGCGTTTCCCTTCGTCACGAGATGGCCGACGCCCGTGCGTGAGCTGTAGCGGCCCGAGTAGAGACCGGCGCGCGTCGGGCCGCATAATGGATTCACGCGCGCGTTGTGGAACTTGATCGACGCGCCCGCAAACTCCTCCAGGTTTGGCATTGCAGCGTAGATCCCGAGGTCCTCGAGGTCCTGAGCGGAGAGCGTCGTCTCGTATCCAATGTTGACAGCGTCGTAGGCGCGAATCGCGTCGGCTCCGATGTCGTCCGCAACCACCACCAGGATGTTCTCGTTCATGGGGGACCTTCGTTGAGTGCGGGATGCCACCAGGGCATGATGCCCGTCCCCATCGGGGCGATCCAACGCTCAAGTTGGTTTCTGGTCGTGTGGAGATGTGGAGAGCCTGTGGGGAACTCTAGAAGGGGGCTCCCTCGTCCTTCCACTGGTCGCAACCCTTGCTGCGAAATGGGAGCGGGATCTCCATGTGCTGATTGTTGGCGCAGCAGCCGGCCATCTCGTAGTCGCACGAGTAGCAACTACGATCGGTGGGGTGGGCGTCAAAATGGAGTTTCATCCAGCTCGCCACGAAGTCGCTGCAGAGCTTCTTCGTTGGATCGGAGGCGCTCGAGCTCAGCACCACTTGGACTGTGCGCAAAACCAAGTCTTTCTGCGCCTGGGTTAACCGAGGGCGCTCGCCCGGTCCAACGGACACGAGCCACCCTTTCGTACTTGCCGTCACGCTTCACCTCGATCTGCAGGGGACAACGAAGCTCCTCGATGCGACCAAGCGCATCGAGCACGTTCGCCGGGATCTTGGTGCCACGGAGGCTCGAGTGCTCGAGCCACCAGCGCTGGGCTTTGCGCAGAGCGAAGCCTCCGTGCTCGAGGCAGACGAACTCGCTGAAGACACGCATCCCGCACATGTAGTCCGCGCGGAAGGTCGGCGGCTTGCCATCGCGCCCCTCGTGCCGGCGGTAGTAGACCTCGTCCACGTCAACGCACACAGGCACCGCGGGTTCCATGTCGAGCGGGCGAAGGTCGGTCGCTACGCGCTCGTGCACGGGCCCGCGCGACTCGGGTGCTGAAAACTCGAAGCCGCAGTCGGGGCACGTTCGCACGCCCGCCATCACGTAGGACGCGCACGCGGGGCAGACCTTGATCGGCGGCTCGCCATCGGAGCTCTCGCGTTTGGGCTTGACGCGATTCACGGGCCCGTGGCGCTCGATGTTGCCGCCGAAGTCGAGCACGAGGCAGTCCTTCTTGCCCGTCGCCGGCGAGAGCCGCATCCCCCGACCCATGATCTGCACGTAGAGCCCGGTCGACTGCGTCGGGCGCAGGAACCCGAGCAGGTCGACGTTCGGCGCGTCGAAGCCCGTCGTGAAGACGCCGACGTTCACGAGTGCTGTGAAACGCGACGCCTTGAAGTCCTGGACTGCCTGCTCGCGCTCGTCCTTCGGCGTCTTGCCGCTCACGAAGCGCCAGGAGATCTCGTGGCGCGCAAGCTCGAGCGCGATCGCGCGCGCGTGATCGATCCCGCACGCGAAGAGGAGCCAGGCGCGCCGGTTCTGCTCGCGGCCGTAGCGCACGATCTCCTCGACGGCTGCCTCGACGGCTCCGGGGCGATTCGCGGCCGTTTCGAGATCGTCCCTCTTGAAGTCGCCGTTCTGCGTCGCGATGCCGGACGTATCGATGATGCCGGCGTTCGGCCGCTTGCTCACGAGGGGCGAGAGGAACCCCTCGCGCACGAGCCGCTCGATCGGGATCTCGTAGGCAACGTCGGTGAAGATCCGTCCCTCCCCGCGGTGAAGGTAGCCGCCGTCGAGCCGGTAGTGGGTCGCCGTGTACCCAAGTACTCGCACGCGCGGGTTGATCTCACGCAGCGCCGCGAGATACGTCAGGTAGCGCCCCTCGCCCTTCTTCGGGATCAGGTGTGCCTCGTCGATCAGCGCGAGGTCGAAGTGCCCGAGCTCGCGCGCACGCTCGTACATCGACTGGATGCCGGCGAAGATCACTCGATCGTGCGTGTCGCGCGAGCCAATGCCGGCGGAGTAGATCCCGACCGGAGCGAAGGCTCCGACGTGCTGCACGAACTTGTCGTGGTTCTGCTCGATGAGCTCCTTCACGTGCGTCAGCACGATGGCGCGCGTGGATGGCCACGACTCGATCGAGCGCTGGAGGAACGCCGCGATGATGTGGCTCTTGCCGCCGGCTGTCGGGACGACGAAGAGCGGGTTCCCATCGTCGCACCGGAGGTAGCGCCAGTGGGCCGCGACGCACTCTTCCTGGTAGGGACGGAGCTCGACCACTACGCATCCCCGAGCGCGCAGAGCCTTCGCGCTAACTCCAGGTCGCGCTCCGGAACCTCGCTCCGGTGAAACTCCATGTAGTGCCCCGCGAGCAAGTTGGACAAGTACTCGTGCCCGTCGATCGTGATGAAGAGGGAGCAGTTGCCGCTCGCGACACCGCACCGACAGAGATGGAAGCCACGATACTGCACGCCTTCGCGTGCGCGCGCGAGCGCGGCATTCGTCGCGGCCGTTAGCTCATCGCGTACCGACGGCTCTTTTTCGCCGCGCGGCTCGATCATCATGAATCCGGTAGGGTCGATCATTTCTGGTCCTCGACGCGCTCGGAGATTCTGATCTGCGCCTTGAGCGCCGCTAAACGCTCCTCCGCCAACGCGAGCTTGGCCTTGCATTGGTCCACGTGGAGCTGTGCAAAGTGCAGTTTCCGGCGACGCTCATAGTCGCTAGCGCGCTCGCGTAAGTTCATGCGCTCGGCCTCGACGATCGCCCACTCGCATCCAGCTAAAGCGAACCCAAGCACCCACATCCACCCCTCGGGGTAGACGGTGACTCCGTCGATGACGACGCCTGGGGCGAAGTGCTCGGTCATCCTTCGACGTATAGCTTGAGCCGCGACCAGAACTCAATGGCCCGCTGATCCTCACACGGGATCTCGATACGCTCCACCTCGGACAGCGAAAACCTGCGGTGATGCTCGGGATTGTCGAAGCGCGCGAACATCCACCCATAATAGTGCACGGTTTCGCCATCGCTTCGACCACCGCAGCCCGCGAATGGCACCCACAGGCCGAGGTCTTTTCCGTCACGCAGCAAGCGGCAGACGTCGCCAACACGCGGATCCGGACGGGACTCTGCACGGCCGAGGAGGATGAGATTCATTCAACGTGTCCTCGCCGCCGGAGAATAGCCCTCACGGCCGCCTTGACGAGTACCTTTCGGACCCACTCCGGCGTCGCGAGCCCAGCGAGCTTGGCTGCCCGATCCATGCGCTCCTTGTCCTCTGTGGTGACGCGCACCGCCACGAGCGCCCTCATCACGCGCGATGTGATCAGCTTGTCGATGCGGGACTGTCTCGCCTGCTCTGCCAGCGGGGGGGTGGTCATTGGGGCTCCTCCTCGACTGCGTCGATGCGCTTAAGGATTTTGGCTTCGGTCCTCGTCGCCGTACCACCACTCGTCGCGAGCGCGCGGATCTCGTTCATCAAGTCGATGAGGTCTTGTGGCGTAAACTGACCGTCCTTTCCGGCCGCATCCCGGATCAGTGCAGACACATCCTCGATCGCCGCGCTCCTGGCCGAAGCGAGCCTCACTTCGAGCGCGTGGATTGTTTCCTCGGCAAGAAGCATGCAATGCACGTCTTCCTTGATCCGTTCGATGTTTAGACCGCATTCCTTTTTAGCCGAGGCGAGAGCCGCGAGTGCTTCGTCGCGTTCCTTCTCCAGCGCGGTCATCATGTCGTGCCAGTTCTTCCACTCTTCATTGTGCGTTTTGCGGATCTCTTCGTGTTGTTTCACGATATTGCCGGCGCGCTCTGATTCGTGGTCTCTCTGTGTGCAGACCTCCTCCAGCTCGCGGTGGCTGGCGAGGAGCGCAGCCCTAGTCGAGATCAGCTCCTCACCAAGATCGGTGACGTGCGGGTGATTCATGATCGACATCCACTCGCGCACGCGCTCGTCGGGCAGTTCGCTTTCAGCCACCTTGTACGGAGGGCGGCACTTGAGATCGTGAACCTTCATGCCCCAGGAACCTCCTTCACTTTGACGTGCCCGAGCTCGCGCATACGCTGAAATCCCTCGCCGATCACGCGACACGATGCCGTTTCGAATGCTGTATTCCACCCTTCGAGCCACGCCATCGATTTAGAGCCTTTCTTTGGCGCCGGCTCGCCCAGGAGGTACGCAATCCATCCGGAATGAAAATCGTTGTTCGGTGAGACACTAAAAACCGTCATAGCCATGGCTCTCTGCGTGCAATCTTGATTGCAATTTTCCGCTGGTCCTCCAGCAGTTTCATAATCTTCTCGATCTCTGCTTCGCCATGCTGCGAGAATCGCCGCACGCCCGCGCGCATCCCATCGTAGTAGCTGTCGATCAGGGCCACCGCCTCGTTCGCATCCGATGGCTGGTAGGTCGTCATCGCCGGGGCACCTCGCCACGCAACAGATTCGCGATCCGCGCCATCGTCTCTTGGGTGTACACGTCAGGAAACTCCGCCCAATTCCTGATCAGCGCACGCGCCTCAAGCGCCCAGAGCAGGAGATCGTGCACGTCGACGCCGCGGTCGCGTTGCCACTGTATGACGTTTCCCGGACCAAGGTGGCGCGCCGCCTCACGCATGAGCTCTTCGGTGAGAAGTGTCATTCGGCCTGGGGGATCAAACAGCCCCTGGTATCGAAGGTGCTCTTCTCCGTCGCGGGGCTGCCAGCGCTGGCCCGCAAGGATGCGGTTTTTCCTGGTGGGGCAAGAGTCCGCGTGCTCGCCACCAACGCGGTGCATGCAGCAGCGAGCCTCCGTGGAGAAGCCGGCCGGGGGACCGAAGACCCGAGCAATCTCATCCTCGGTTGGCGGATCGCCCTGCCTCACGGGCTGCTCGCACTCGTCGCAGATCCAATAGGATCGCCCGCCACAGCCAACGAAACGCGTCTGGCATGGGTGTGCGCATCGCCGATTGAACCTGGTGCGCAGGTTCGCAAGCGCGATCAGGACGCAGGACAACGCGATGCTGTCCTCCAGGCAGGTTGAAGCGTTACGGATCTCGATAACGCGACGGATCGCGTCGTCGAGATCCATCGCGAGTTTCGGGTGGTCGCTCATGGCTTTTTCCCAATCTCGAGGCCCTCCGCGTATCCGCGGAGGAATTGCTCGGTGTCCCCTGGCGCCACCGTCATGCGCTTGCCGCGTTTGTCCCCGAAGACATAGGTGCCGTCACTGGTGATGTAGATGACGAAGAGGCCAGCGCGCGCGGCAGCATCGCTCACGCTGACATAAGAATCGCTTTCTTTAGCCATTGTTATGCCTGGCGCGTCACTGATGTCCTCGTCCGGCAGCATCGCGGGAGCCGCAAGGAAGTAGACCCCGCCAGGCCCACCGGACCTCGGCAGAGGGGGTGCCGAGAAGGTGGACCCGGCGAGGAGTCCACACAATAGCCCGCAGGCAATGCCGATAGCGACCGCTACCGGATCGGTGTGGCCGATTTGGGCTTCGTGACTCACTTTCCAAGAGCCTCTCTTGCGTAGCACGACGCACACCACTCGCTTTGCGTCTCTGGCATCAGCGCTGGACACTTCCAGTTGCCGAACCGCGCCGCCTGCTTGTCGCACGGGCGCGCAGCGATCGCCTCAAGGGATCGATCGCGCTCCAGGAGGACGATCTTGATCATCTCGTCGTAGCGATCACCAATGGCAAGGCGGTTGCCAAGGTACTCGTGCGCCCAAGCGCAGAAAGGCTTTCCAAGGCGTACCGATACGCGCAGGATCTCGAGATCGATGGAGATCGTGGCCAGCCTCTCCCAAGTCTCGTGTCCGAGTCCGAGCACCGAGATCGTGCCGAGCCCGCAGGACGCGCTGCTGCAACGCATGAACGGAGCCTGCGAGCGATCGGGCTTCGATCCGCACAAGGGGCACTGGACGCTCACTCGAACACCCGCGCAAACTTCTCCGCACCAAGTGCCGAGAGCAATCGCTCGCGCCCGAAGAACGAGAGCATCGCCTCCTCGACGCCGCCCCATGCCGTCCAGTCGTTCGCCTGCTTGCGCTCGAGGAGCCAGAGTGCCTCGCCGGTCCGGAGCGGCACGGGGACGTTCTCGAGGAGCGCCTCGAGCCACGCGAGGTCCTCGGGTGTGGCGCCGGCGAACTCGCCGGAAGCGACCGCCTGGGAGAACGGGTTGCTCTTCGTGAGCGCGAGCTCGCGCTCGAGCGCGGCTGCGTGCGTGCGCAAGACCTCGAGCTCCGCCTCGAGCTCCTCGCACGGGAGCGGCCGTTCGATAGTCTGGCCGTCGCGCCCTACGACCTTCGTGAGCGGGTACGCGGCGACGGGCTCCTGGGGCAACGGCTCGCGCTGTGGCGGCTCCTCACGCGCGGGCGGGTCCCGGGGGAGCTCCGCGGGCGCCACGAGGAAGTAGGCCTCGCCGGGGCCGCTGCTGGACGGGGAGGGAAAACCGCCCAGCATGGACCCGGCGAGGAATCCCGACAGACCCCCGCACGCGACACCCATGGCGAACACCAGGGACGCGGGCAAGCTCGGTCGCGAGGTCAAGTTCTGATCCTCGCTGTGCAGCCAGGATGAACTTCAATCGTTTGACCTCTGGTCGTCACCAAGATCAGCCCGCTACTTCCGGGGTTGTGGGCCACCGTGTCGGTGTTGTCGGGGAGCTCGATCACTCGCCTGCAATCCGCGACACGACCAACGAATAGTCCGCTGGCCGCGGCGAGGCCGAGCGCTTCGAGGAGTTGCCGTCGAGTGCTCTGAAACATCAGGTGCGAATCCTTGTCTTGCCGCCCGGGTAAACCTCGATCGTGTTGCCGTTGGGGAGGGTCACGACGATTGGCGGATCGCTGTCGGGGTTGCCTTCGTTGTGCACCCGAACCTCGCTCTGACCGGCGAGCGTGATGCTGCCGCCGCGGCCGCGCATCGTGGCGTTCACGTTCGAGTTGCAGGTAACCGTGTCCTTCGGCTCGAGGCCTTCCACTTTGCCGCTGAAGTCGGAGCGGAGCGTGGTCTCCGTTCTCGCCTGGGCGCCTTGCCCGAAGGTTTTGAGGGTTGCCTTGCCGCCAGAATCCGAATCGTTGACGACAGTGGTGCCACCACCAGTGCCGGTCTCTCCGGGCTTGATGGTCTGCCCGACTCCGCCGCCGGTACCTCCGGTTCCCTGCGCGGCCGCCGGCGACCAGGTCGCCACCAGAGGCACGAGGATGAAGAGGGCTGCCAGAAGCGTCCGTCTCGTTTGCATGGTTGGAACTCCTTGAGAAGGGGAAGGCCCCCGGGAGGGGGCACGAACAATCAGAAACCTACCCCGCCGGCTGCCGGCAGGGTGATCGAGTTGGCTTTTTTCAGCGCCCCCGGGCCGGGCCTGGCTTAAATCCGGCAAATTCCCCGTCCCTGACGACGATCTCGTCCATGTTGTTTTCGCTGTCATAGTAGAAGAGCCGCTGGCCGGGGCGGAGCTCGCCCGATTCGAGCAGGCGACGCACTACGTCCTCTGCGTCGTTCGTGATCGTTGGGTGCCGATCCCATGGTCCGACGTCGCGGATGATGAGCGCGTCGCAGAGCAGGATCGGCTCGATCTCGAAGTTGGCGTGCCGCATCAGCCGAGATCCTGCATCAGCATCTCGACGGTGATCCCGCCGACGAGATTGGCCCTCTCCACCATGCGCTTGTAGTCCTCAAGGTCGACGCCGCACTCCGGAAGCGCGGCGATCATCTTCGACTCGAGCGCGCGGAACTGTCCAATCCAGAAACGAGCACCGACCAAGAGCCCCATCATGAGATGCGCGTTCACTTCAACGCCGGCGTTTTCGTCCATCGCATCGATGGTCGGATTAACCGCCGCCTGTAGCGCATTGCTCACGCGGAGAGCTTCATCGCGGATCTTTTCTAAGTCGGGCATTATCCCTTCGCATCGGCGCGTCGTGCCGGTTGTGACAGCGCTGGCAGAGCGCCGCGAGATTCAAAAGCCCCGCTGCCTCGGGCCTGTGATCGAAAACATGCGCAGCCGTGAGCACGACGCGCGATCCGGTAATGGGATGAGGCTCGCCGTTCTTCGCGCCGCACCACTCGCACCGATCCTTTGCACGGACCTTGCGCACGAAGTGCGAGCGCAGCGCCCAATCGGCTGGGTAGCGCGCGCGCATCTCGGGATGGATGGGCATCATTCCCCACGGATCAGGAGCCAGGCGTCCCCGACCAGTTCGTCGATGGCCGCAGGAACCTCGGGGCCATTCGGAACAATGCGAATCGAGACGATCCGCGGTTCCATTTCGAGGTCGTCTGGATCGTTGGAGCATGGAACGTTCCGCTCGCACGTCATCGAGACCGCTCCACTGCGCAGGATCTCAATGTCGAACCAGCAACCGGACGCGATGAGCTCTGCTGCCTTCTTCGCAATCGGATCGGGGCGATCGATCGTCACGCACTCGCGCGTGCCGCGCGGCAACTTGTACTGCGTGAAAGCGATCTCGCCCATCAGTTAGGGCTCTGGATCGGGCCGAGCGGCTCGAGCGGCCGCAGTGGAAGTCCGTCGCGAATACACTCAGCGAGCGCCCTTCCTGGGGCAAGCCGAAATCCCATCTTCGCTCGATTGATCGCTGTCTCCGCGACCTGCCATGGGTCGACCGCTTCGGTGCAGCACTGTCCTGCAGCGAAGCATGTCGCCTCGATGTCTCGATGGGGCAAGCCGATCTCTCGGAGCTGCTTCTTCAACCAGATGCCCGCGCCGAAGACCGGGAGCATGCGCTCCCGCAGTGGCGGCAGTTTGTACGGACCAGGGATCTCGGAAGCCGCATCGAAGACCTCCTCCAGCTCCGCGACGGTCGACTTGAGACGCGTGCGACACATCTCCTCGAGATTCGTTTCGTGCATCATCGCCCTGGCTCCATGTGTCCGAACCGGTGTGGGAGCTACGGTATCGTTTTCGCGGCGAGCTCGATGCGGGCCTCGACCATGATCTTGCGGACGGCCGTTCCCTTGGGTTTGGCGCTGAGGTCGAGCGCGTCGAGTAGGCGCTTCAGCATGTCCTGCAGCCGCTCGATCTCGCGTTGCGGCGAGACGTAGGGGACCTGCGGGTGGTGGAAGGACTCGAGGTAGCGCCGGCAGTAGACGAGCCCCTCCTCGACCGGCATGAGCTGCAGGGAGGGCATGGTGAACCCCTCCAGGAGCTCGCAGTAGAGGAACATCAGGTCTCTCCAGCATCGATCGTCTCCGAACTCGTCGCGCACCTTGCGGATTCCGTCCTCCAACAAGGTCACGCGATCGCGCAGCCGGCGCACCGTCTCGAGCATCCGCGGGAGCAGCACGCGCTGATCTTCCCACCACTTGCCGGCGCCAAGCCCCGCATCGATCTGCTCGCGCTTCTCGAGCAGGTCGCCGATCTCTTCATCCCGAAGCGGGAACGCCATCAGACGAACTCCCTCTCGACCGTCCATGTGTTGCGCCCGTGGATCTTGTACGTGGTCGTCCACAGAGCCTCGCCCCGCGTGAGCCGGTGGACTCCAATGCCGTAGCAGTTGATGTCGATCTCCGTCACGCGCCCGAGCTCGTCGCCGTAGAGCTGCAGGACCTCGCCGCGAATGAAGAGCCTCCCGTTCTGGAGGCGCACACTCTCGCCGACACTCAGGTGATGCATTTGCATCAGTGGTCCGGCGGAGCGTCAGCGTCGGGGAAGAGCAGGTCGGGAGCCGAGACCTCCGTTGGCGTGAGCGTGCCCGAAGCCGCTTCGAACTTCATCGGCGTCAGCATGCGTTCCCGGTCGACCATCACCATGTCCTTCCCGGTCGCGTAGACGACGGCGTGCTCCGCCTCGCGGTACTCGATCGGCTGCCATGGGAGTAGCTTTGGGATGAACAGGTGTCGATCGCAGCCAATGCGCTGATCCTCGACGGAGAGCTTCTTCTTGTGCACCTCGCAGAACCAGGTTCCGTTCTCGTTCGGCGTCGAGCTCGCGCAGGTTCGGCAGTTGCGCTCGAGCTTCGCGACATCGTCTAGGTGGCAGATCGGTCGCGCGAAGCAGAACTTGCACTTCCACCAGGACGGGTCCTCGCTGATCTTCGTCAGCGGCTCTGGAGCGAAGATGATCGTGCTCGCTTTGGCGAGCAGCACCTCGGCCGCATCGGCATCGTAGTGGATCCGCTCCGTGTAGATCCGGTCGTCGTTCTTGTTGACGCAGAAATAGAACGCGCGCGTGAGCCCGAGCCCGTGCATGTAGACCTGCACCTGGGCGTAGTGCTCGGGTTTCGCAACCTTGACGCCTTTCGACTCGAGCTCGGCGAAACCCTTGTCGTTCGACGTCTTGCACTCGAAGAGGTGCCAAGTCTTCGCCGCCTCCGGAAAGTTGAGACCCTTCCCGTCCGCGGACCCGCCGAAGTGGCCGCCGAGGAAGAGCACGCGAAACTGCTGCCCCGTTTGCGGATCGCGCGTGATCAGATCGACGCCGATCTTTCGGAGCTCCTCGGCAATCCAATCCTCCTCGCGATTGCCGCGCTCGAAGAGCCGCAGCATGCGGCCCTCGAACCTGTCCGGCGTCGCCCAGCGCCAGGAGTACCAGAGCCGTCGCGTGCACTCCTCGCCGATCTTGGAGGCGCCCAGGTGCGGGCGCCTCCAATCATCAGCATCCCGCTCGTGCCGCGCAAAGATCGCGTGGACCGTGCGCTGGTGGGGTAGCGGGAGCGCTGCCACTGCTCAGCGCGTCCACGGGGGGGTGGGGGTCTTCGGTGGCGCGCCGACAGGCGCCGTGGGCGCCCCCGTGGGCCCCGCGACCCGCGGTGGGGCTGTGGGGCCGCTCGGCGGACGCGGGGGGCCAGGCGGCGAAGCGGGTGGCATGGGAGCCCCTGCCGCCGCACCGCCCTGTCCCATACGCGCGGAGAGCACGTCGAAGCCCGAGATCTCGTTCGAGGCCTCGTACTGCCCCTCCGCCGCTCGTACCCGCAACTTGACGGCCAGTGGCTTGTGATGGAGGGCTTCTGAGTCCGCAACCCGCATCTCACCAACCGCTCGGCAGATCGCCGAGAGCTCGCGCTGCGCGATCTCCATCGCCTGCTCGTTTGCGTTCCACAGGTTCAGCCGCGCCCAGACTTTGCGGCCCTTGTGCTGGGGGTGGTAGGTCTCGATCGTCTCCAATTCCAACCACAGGTACTGACCATCGGAGCTCTTTGCCTGCTGGACTTCGCTCGCGACGATCTCCATTGCCCACCAGCCGGCGGGGAGCGGTTCGAATGCGACCGCCGGATCGACGTCGCCGGCATTAAATTCACCTCCGAGCTGGGCCATCAGGTCGTCTCCTTCGCCGCGGCCGCGGCGCCTTTGCGGGGTCTCTTGGGGGGCTGCGCAGCCGGCTGCTGTTCTTCTGCGGGCGGCTGCTCGGTTGCTTCGGTCTGTTGAGGTTCAGGAATTTCCGGAGTCTGAATGGGGCCGTTCATCCCAGCAACGATGGCGTCCTGGAGCTCTGGCCACGAGAGGTTCATCTGGAATGGAAGGTTGTAGCGATTCTTCGCCCACCACGCAGGTCGCTCTTCGGTGAAGACGAGACGCTTGCCCTGGCCAACACCACGCGCGGTGGACTTGTTCTTGTCGAACGAGTCCTTGTCGCGAACGATGTGCTCCTCCCACTTCGCGAAGAGCAGCGCGTCCGACCAGTCGTGTATCAGGTTCGCGAACTTGTCCTGGAGGCGCAACTTGTAGCGATCGTACGGTTCGTGGTCGGGAGCGTCGAACTTCTTGGTATCCGCGTGCGCGAGCAGGATCACGGCCATCTTCTTGTCCGTGCGCAGCGCGTCGAGCCATTGGAGAAGCACGCGCGCTTCGTCGCACGCGTGCACGTAACCCTTGCCGTAGCCGAAGGCCTCAATGTCCTCCTTCTTATGCTTGCGGCAGGTGTAGTCCCAGAGCAGCGGCTCCGCGAAATCGAGCGTGTCGATGACGACCGTCATGCGATCGTGCGGGTTGCTGTAGAGCCAGGAAAGGCACTCGAGGATCTCCTCCCAGCTCCGGAGGATCGGGTCCTCGTCGCGCAGTTCGAAGCGCGCGACGTCCATGCGTCCCTGGCCCTCCTCGGTGAAGAGGAAGATTGGATTCGGCGCCTCCGATGCAAACTTGGTCTTGCCAATACCGCCAACGCCGTAGAGCGCGATCTTCGGGGGCTTCAATCGCTGCCCGCTCACGATGTTTTGGAGGGAGATGGCCATCAGGCAGGCTCCTTGATCGGCTTGGTCGTATCGCCCTCAAGTGCTGCGAGGTTCTCGCCGTCGACGATGACCAACTGCTCGAGGCTCACGCCGATCTTTCCGGGCTTGCGAGTCACGAGCGCGCTGATCAACTTCCAGGATGCTGGGTCCTCGGTCTGAACCTGGCGCGCGGCTTTCGTGTCGATCTCGTACACAGAGCGCACCGCCTTGCGCGCTTCTGGCTTGAGTTTTTTTCTGAGCGACGGCCAGCCGTTTCCGTTGAACTTCGTATTGATCGGCTGTTTGACGATGATCCTCGTCACGGATCCCGCGCCACTCTCGGCATCAAAGGTCTCCTGACCTTCAGGCTTCTTGAAGTCGAGGAATACGATGATTTGCTCCTCGACCGCAACGCGCGCAGCGATCGCCGCGTCCTCCGCAAGCTTGGCTGCTGACAGGGCAGCGGCGAGCGGGATCAGGCCGGGTGCAGCCTGGGTACTTGTCATGGGGGCTTCCTTTCCTTCCTGGGCCGAAGCATGGGGTTCGCGCGACGGCCACCGACGGGCGGGATGCTACCAACGGTTCGAACGAAAGCCAACTACGAAGAGGGCCCCACCCCCCCACGTAACCAGGGGATGGGGCCCTCGGATGGCAAAAGCATGAAAGGTGCCCCGCAAGAGCGCCAGGTATCGTAGCCCCGCAGGCTACGTTCGCAAGCTGTGGCGCCTTACCCGAGCAGTTGCAGCGCAGCCTCGCGGCTCTCGGGCTGCCCGAGTGCCCGCTTCTTCTCGCGCTTGCGCCGCTCGAGATCGAAGTCGGCGCGCGTCAGGAGCGCCGTGATGGATGGCCCGTGTGGCGTCCAGGTGAGCACGTCTCCCACCAGGAAGACATCGAGACCCGCTCGCAGCGGGCGCATGCCAACGGCGCTCTCGATGCGATCGCGTACCAGGAGCGCGTCGTCGCGATCGACGTTCGGCAGGAGCACTGCAAACTCGTCGCCACCGATTCGATGCCCGACCTGGTCGCCCGATCGGATGTGGCGGCAGACGTCTCGCAAGAGCCAGTCCGCCTGCTCGTGACCGAGCGCTCTGTTTGCCGCCTTCAGGTTGGCGAGATCGAAGAGCACGACCGAGAACGTGATGCCGGCGCTCGTGCAGGACCCAATCAACTCGCGCCACGCGCGCTTGTTCCAGAGGCCCGTGAGATCGTCGGTGCGAGCCTCGCGGTTGGACTTCGCGAGCGCCTCGCGCGTTTCCAGGAGCTCGCGTCGCATTCGGCGGAGCGCGCGCTTGGTGGCGTTCACTTGGAACCGCCCTTCGCTGCGTTGCGCACCGCGGCCGCGCTCGGCGGGGCGAACATGTGGAGGAAGGCCAGGTTGCCGGCGCTCGCCGCACGGCGGTAGAGCTCCTTCTTCGCCTTCGTCTTGCAGCGGCCGCAGAGGTGGACGCCAGAGATCGACCAGCGGGCCGGTGTGTGCTTCGCGTGCTCGCCTTCGCAGGCCGGCAGCGTCGCGCGGTGCTCGGCGAGCTGGAGCTTGCGGGCCGCGCGGTGCGCGCGCAGGTACTCGTTCCAGCACTCGAAGCAGGAGAGATGGCTGCAACCGTTCGAGCGGTACTCGAAACGCTGGCGATCGGCGTGGTTGCAATCGCGCAGGATCTGCGTCGCGGCCGCGTAGGCGCTCGCGCTGTCTTGGGCTTCCTTCATGCCCACCTCTTCGGAATAGGGGCCCCGAGGACCTGAGCGGATCGTCAGGGAATCTTCGTGGCCCACGGGACAGGGACTGTGCCTGCCGGAACAAAGAGCGGATGCCGGGGCTGCCCGTTGGCGCACGTGCCGAGGCACAGGCGCTCCTTCCCGGTCCCGACGGCCAGATCGACAAGCAACTGCACGCGGGGACGCGCGAGCTCACGGAGCCACTTGTGGCCAATAGCGCCCCACCCAACGATCACAGGCCCGCCGGTGCCGAGCGCGCGCCGGATGGCGGAATCGTTTTCCGGGCCAACCGGATCGGAACAGTAGAGAAGCATGGCTGGTTCGGGCGCGCGGAACGCGAAGAGGTTCGCAACTGCGAAGGATTCAGCGCCGAGCCCCGTGGCGAAGCCGCGACAGCGCCGGATGGTCGGATCGTCGACATGCGCGTTAGCCGTGCTCGGATTTAGGAGAACAAAGGTGCACCAGCCCTCGGGCTTCTTGCTCGCACCGCCGAAGAGCTCGAGCTCGGGCCCCCACAGGTCCCGCCGCTCGAGCCAGTAGCGGTAGAGTCCGTCTTCGGAAATCTCGGCCTCGTAGCCGCGCGGGCTCATGCCGACACCCGCGTGATAACCACCGCGTCGCTCACGGCCCCGTCCTCAGGTGCACCGGGTACCGCCTTTGGCAGTGATCGCAGTCGACGTAGATCGTCGCCTCGCGAATCCCGAACGCGCCAGGCACGAAGCGGACCTCGTGGTCCTGGCCGGCAACGGGGATCCGCGGCGCACGACGGTTGAGCTCTGCGAGCATCTCCTTCGCAAGCTGTACGGCTGCGTAGGCGACGATTTCGGGCGTCGAGGTGAGCATCTGGCCGCCCTCTGCTGGAGCACAGTGCCATGCCCCGTCCTTGTTCCACATCGACACGGCACGAACCGCTGCCGGAAGAAACAGCTCGAGGAGCTCACGGTCAGTCTTCGACGTCTGCATGGATGTTTCCAAGCTTAATCAGCGAGACAATGGATTGGTTGACGCCGAACCACTCGGCGATCTGGTCCTGTGTCGAGCGACCCGGGTCGGTGCGTCGCGCGAGCGAGCGGATGTGGCGGATCGCGCCACTGGTCAGCGGCGCGCGCCACAGGCGGCGAAGCCTCCAGAGCTCCATGTGGAGCTCGTGCTGCGATTCGATCGACTGCTCAAACTGTGTCTCGTCGGACATCGGAGCGCCGACGTTGAGCTCGAGGAGCGCGAGGGCTCGCTGCTCGATCGCGCGCAGCCGGCGACCAAGAGCGCGACGTTCGAAATGGCCAACAGAATCAGGAATCGAAGTCATAGAGCACACAGTCGCCGCGACGGCGCCCCCGAAACCTGCCGTAGTGCCGCTTGGGTGCCGGGATGCGCGCGAGCAAGCGAAAGAACTGCCACGACGCCGGACGGAGCTTGATCGGGCCGCGAACCTTCAGCACCGCTCGCTCGCCGAGTCTTGGTGGTTGGCAGAGATCGGTGTGCGCGTTCGGCCCGAGCACGCGATCGAGCACTGCTCGGCAGACATCCGGTGACGCCGGCTCGGCGACAAGGCTCGCGCGCCACAGGACGAGCTCCGGCGGATCGTCGTCGTCGAAGCAGATGAATCCCTCCGGGAACTCGATCACCGGATCCTCGTACCAGTAGCCGTCGCGCGCGCGAACGTAGGTGGGAACGAGGCTCATTCGGGCCACCTCCCTGGGAAGAGGTGCAGGCTCGCGTACTCGATCGTCTCCTCGTCCGCGTGCGGAAACAGCCGGCGCAGCACATCACGGCGGCGCTTCTCGTGCGATTTCATAGCCGCGGCCGCACCGCGTATTCGCTCGGCACGCTCGCTCCCGACGTTGCTGAACGCGCCGTGCTTGTGAGTCTCGCGATCGAACTCCTCTGCCGGTGAATCGCCGTTCATGGTGCTGGCTCCCTGGTCTTGAGCTCCTCCAGGAGCTCGGACTTCAGTTGATCGAACTGCGCGCGATCCTCGAAGCGTGACGCGCGGCTCGCGATCGCGACGAACAGCGGGTAAGACCACGTCGGCGCGTCGAAGTGGTAGGCGACCGCGAGGAGCGCGAGCAGCCATAGGAAGTCTGCCTGCATGGAGATCCGCCGCACGTCACGGAGGCGCATCTTCAAGGGGTCGCCCTGTTCCTGCGACCGCACCGCCGGCAGTTGATCCTCGCGAACTCGCGGAACTTCCTCCGCATGAGCTGGGCGGAGTCGCCCGGATGGATCTCGAGGTGGGGCGGAAGAGGTTTCTTCTCCATCGCGGGCGAGGTCCAGTCGTGGTCCCAGAAGACGTGGCACTGGATCCAGCCGCCGACCCGTCGAAGCAGGCCGGAGGTTCCAGAGTGAGGTCCGCCTACCACTTCGGATGGTAGCGGGAGCCGCGACGATTGCCGGTCTTCCTGAGCCTGCGCGCGCGCACGAGACGCGCCACGGCGGGCTTGACGGAGTCGGTCGGCACGCGAAGCCCTCTCGCGATTTCGACGACGCTCGCGCCGGGTCGATCGCCCTTGTACGCGATCTGCATGACGTAGCCGAGCACCGTGCTGTCGGTCGGCCGGGCCGTTGGCGCCGAAGCTCCAACGGCCCTGCCACCGCCCAGGGCGGTCTGCACCGCCTCCATAGCCGTCCGGAGAACGATGCCAGCAAGATCGCTCGCTATGGCGTCGACGAGACCGTTGATGGATTTGTCGAGAGTGGTTCTCATTTCTTCGTGTTGCCGCTGAGGGCTTCCTGGAGTTTGGCGCTGAAGAACTCGGCGGAGTCTCGTTCCTGCCCAGCAAATGCTGTAGCCGTGCGAGTAAGATCGCCGGGAGAGAGACGGACAAGGAGCTTGACGGTTCGGTCGCTCGGACTGCCGCGACTGATCGTCCGCTTGGGAGAAGGGGGGCTGCCTGATTCGTGACTTTTCACCATGTTGTCTTCCTTCGCTGGGCAAAACGCCTCTATCAGAACAGTACCCTGGTCTCGGAAAAAAGCCAACTCAATCAGGGCCCTCGCGCCCGAGGAGGCCAACGAGCTCGGCCAGGAGCTCGGCGTGGCCCATCTCCGCCTCGACGTAGGTCCTGTAACGCCGCCCCTCGCCCCAGAAAAACGTCGAGAGCAGGTCGTCTGGCGCGGGCATCCCGAACCTGTCGACGTTCTTCTCGCGGAAGACCATCGTCTCGAAGAGCTCGCCATTTAGATGCATGATCCCAAGGAAGATCGTCGAGAGCTGAATTTCGCCGTAGCGCCCGGAATGCACGATGTCGTTCCGGACTCTTCGCGCGTCCTGGTTTGCCATCCAGCGGGCCCACTCATCGAGGGTGCGTGCCCTGCGGACCGTTTTTCCCTCCAGGATCATGAAATCCAGCTTCTCGGTGAGCATCGGGCAGTCATGCACGGCGTGCCACGACATCTGCTCGTCAAGGACCTCCTGGAAGCAGTACTCGCACTTCATCCGGAACCAGACACATCCTCGTTCGGGAACTTGCGCCGAAACCCACCGCGCCACGCTGCAAAGGCGAACATCGTCACGCAGTTGAGCCGGCAGAACAGCGGGCGCATCTTCGTGTCGATTGGCCAGTGCCGCAGGACGAATCCGTCGACGCGCATGCCGTAACCGCGGAAGCCGTCTGGCGACGAGGCGCCTGGCTGGCGACTCCGTTTGATCTTACGGTCGCACCAGGCGCAGCGGATCTTTTGTACTTCCGGCATCAGTCCATCTCCGCGTCGGGCTCGTTACAGGAAATCCAATTCCAGACGCGCGGCCCGACTGTGCCGGCAGGGTAAGCATGCTCGGATATCAGGTCCGCGCTCTCGTTGGAGTCGGCGCGGTACCAGGAGACGGTGCCCGTGCTGCGATCGTGGGTGCGTCGGTACAGCTCGCCATCATGCCAGCCGTAGCCGTGCTCG